AACAACTCGGAACTATTTTTGATCCCTTGAGCGTCCAAATTCCTCCCCAACGTTATTTAGACAATCCCCTTAATCTTGCTTTTGATTTATACCAAGATGCCCAACAGATGAAATCAGTATTTCAGCCCGGACCATACAAAGTCCATAACTGGCCACCAGAGGGTTATGTAGAGGACGCTGGACAATCTCGATGGGACACAGAGACTGGGATGGTTATCTAGTCCGGTATAGGTAGGTGTGAAGCCCAATGCTTATCCAAAGCATACTGGGAAATCGTATAGTACGCACATAGAGAACAGGAGTAGATCATTCAAACAACTCACAAGGATGACACTTACAATATGGGCATTCTACAAATGGGGACAAAGTACACTTCAACCATTGTTTGCAATTCATTCATTCATCCCCCTGCATTTCACCATCTCGTAGACGCTGCTTGAATAACTGATAACAATCTGGGCAAAGACCTGAAGGGTGATTCCAGAGCCGATTTTTTGACTCACATTCAATACAGATCATTCAGCAACACACCCAATATCTTCCTCGTCCATGATGATCGACTGGCATCCATTGTTCTAACCTATGGTCGGACCACATCTTACACTTAGGACAAAACATCTTCATTCTTTCAACTCCTTCTTGAGGTCCGTGATCTTCTCTGCATAACTAGCTAGAGTCATCTCAAGGTATTTCTGACGCTCGAACACCTGTTTCACCGTCATGTGTTCACCGTTACGTACGGTCCAATTGCTTTTCAAAGCATATTCACGCAGTAATTTGTCAATACATTTACTTCTCATCCCCTTCGAGATGCTCATATATCCCTCATATCCGATCTCACTCAGGCTTATCGACACTGTTGGCATGACCCGGCCACTCAGTTTTATGTTATCATTGTTGTGGTTGGGACTTTCAGCACCGGCGCAGTCCTTCATTTACATTCAATTTCACGAGCAACGCTATGGTGCGCACTGGCACCCTCGCCTGCATCGCAGGCAGAGGATAGTCCATAGGCGTTGCGTACAACAAGACACGTAAGGGGATAGTGAACTATTTACACCGACCACGCTTCCGAGAGCCATGGCAACAAGCAAGACCGGCAGTTTCTGGCTAACTGAGACCGTAGTCTTCCCCGTGACAGCAGTGTCTGGGGATAGAGCAACTGGAACTTTGGATTTAGGAGCGTATGTGGATGTTGGTGATCAACAGGCACTTGCGATCGAGAGCGTAGACTTCATCATGCAGATCGGAACGGACTTTGCAGGACCCCTTTCTCAGTCTTGTACTGGAGACTCGGCATTCACTACCCAACTAACAGACTTGAACCCGGGGGGTTTGTTTGTTCGAGCAGACGATAACTCACTCGTCGCTAGTGCGTCAATCGACATCGACGTTACCAACAACTCTGGAACCACTACCCAAGACTTCTACCCTGACAACTTCGGCAAACTCGAGGAGAGCACAATGGTAGTGAACGATTCCCTATACCTGGTCTCTGGAATCGATGGCGGCGATATCGCAGCTGCCATCGTTACCATCACCGCCCGCATCAAGTGTCGAATCGTCAAACTATCGACCAAGGACTGGATGGCAATAGCGATCCAATCAACAGCGAGTGACAACTGAGGCATTTCGAAATGCCTAGATACTGTCCGAGATGTGGGGAATCCCTACACTCACACGAATCGACCACCAAGGGTGAGCCTCGTAAGACAGCCAGAAGAGCTTACGAACCAGCCAAGAAGAAGCGTAAGGCATCAGCATACAACAAGAAGTATGCGAAGGCCTACAAGGCACTCAAGAAGAAGCACCCTAGGACATCCTTCGCGGCCCTGGCTAAGAAGGCCCATGCAAAAGCAAAGAGGATGAGATGATGGCAAAGGATGTGACACCCCACCAACTGGTCAAACAGGCGCCTGGGAATGAGATGTATCTCACTTATGATGGAAGTTCTTTAGATACTGTTACTGGCATTAACGGTTGGACTGGCTTGATCTCTGACGACGGGCTTTATCCGATTGGGGTCTATCGTACTTACTTTGACTTGGCCGGTTGGAGTAAAGAGGAATTAACTACATTTGTTCAAGGAGTTGATATTCAGAAATCACATTTACCCATTCAAATAGTCGCAAGTTCTCTAACTCTAGTCCAGGAGATCGACATTCTCAGTACCCGTAGAATAACAGATGCAGAGATTACCGCCTGGAGAGAATACCCTGGGTTCCTCCCTAGTACGCTGGATATAATGCAGGTCACTTATGGGGAGACTGTAGAGTATGCAGAGAACGCAACTGTAGCTGGAACATTCATCCGAGTGCACGCTAGTACATTTGGAACAGGGGACGCAACAGCAATGGACAAGTTGCATTGGACTAGAATCTATCCTTGTGTTAATCAATTGGGAAACACGGGTCTTGTGATCTATCCTACTAACTGCGTTGTTCAAGCAATCACGAGTAAAGAGAAGGATCTCGTTTGGATGGAGCGACTTCGCAGGTCTTATGTCCTACAAGGTCGGAATTCCTGATGGCCAAGAAGAAGAAAGAAGAAGAGGAGGATGCCTGGCTCTGGATGAGCCAACCCTTCTCTCCTGGCGCCGTCCCAGTGGCTCAACCTAGTTCACTCCCCCAAAGAAGTAGTGAAAAACGAAAAATCAGTTCTCTCGGTTTTGCAGCTGCACCACTTACTTGGAATATCCTTCCTCCCCCAATGCCCGGAACTTCTTTCATAGATAATTATCTTCTCTATTTTTTCATGCCTACTCCATTTGAACAACTCGGAACTATTTTTGATCCCTTGAGCGTCCAAATTCCTCCCCAACGTTATTTAGACAATCCCCTTAATCTTGCTTTTGATTTATACCAAGATGCCCAACAGATGAAATCAGTATTTCAGCCCGGACCATACAAAGTCC